AGGAGAAAATTTGGAAAATCAGAAAAAACAATAAACCTTTGCAGTGTCAAAAAAACAAGAGTATTAACCGTTCCATATGGAACATAAAAACAAAAAAAAATGTGTTGGGAAAAAATCAAAAACGAAATTTGCGTAGAAGTAAACGCAATAGACGAAGAAGGAACAGCAGTAATTATCAGAAAAATCGTCGGAGATATAGGTATCCACGAGACTTATATGGACATCTATAACAAATTAATGAACATAAGTAAAGACGTAAAATGGGAGATACATTATGTATGTTCAAAGAGTATTAATAACATATACAATAACGAAACAAAAGAAAAGGAGGTATAATCATGGCAGCAACAAATTGGACAATCATCACAAGAAGAAAAGACAACGGGACAATAGTAACATTTCCACTACTATCAAAATGGACTTATAAAACAGCAGTAGCAATCGCAAAAGAATCAACGGATACAAACACATTCGAAATTATATGTGTAGTAGAAGCCAATAAAATAATGATAAAAAATGATAAAGAAACGGAAAAAACAGAGTAGATATATTTTTCGAAACAAAGAATTTACTACGTTTAAAGAAATGAAAACCTACGCCTATTTTAACATGAGCGTAGGAACAAAAGAAGAAGCATTAGAAGTCATCGAAGATGAAATAATGAAAAAGTACGAATTAATTAAACAAGAAAGGAGGTTATTATGTATTAAAACTTACGATGTAATCGAAAAATACAAAAAATGGATAAAAAAATTTCAACTAGAATTATTTGAAAATGGATAAAAAAAAGATCATTTACGAGATTATTAAAATCGTATGTACTGCAATCATCAGTATTGCAGCAGTTCTAACAGCACAAAGCTGTACTATGTCACTAAGCGTAAGCAAAAACAACAGTAATAGTACTCAAAAAACCGAACAAACAACAACCAGTTCAGTTGACAGTACACAAATCAATATTAACCAAAAAAAATAAAAATTATGAACTTAAAAGAAGCATTCAAAATACTGAAAAAAGACGCAGAATCAGATGAAGTTATCATTGTTATTGGTAATCACCTGGCTACTGAGCAAGTATTTCAATCGGAAGAAGAAGCTCAAAAAGTAATCGACGCAACAGATTGGAATCTAGTGGCAGCAATGATCTATGCCTGCAAAGAGGCCGATCAATGGGAAGAAAAACAAAAAAACATTAAAAAAGAGGAGGAATAAACTATGGCAGTCGTAAGAACCTTAGGGAAAAATACGCTAGGCGACAACAATAAAATGAAAGTCGCAATGAGAGACTATGATATGTCCACTCATGATATATCAACAGTATTCAGAAGTTCAATCGGTGTAGGTATGCTTATACCATTCTGCAAGATACTTTGCCAAAAAGGAGATATCATTGATCTGAATTTGATCAATAAAACGCTAAGCCAACCAACGTTAGGGCCGCTTTTCGGATCATTCAAACTACAACACTTCATGTTCTTTGGAGGCTTCCGATTATACAACAGTTGGTTACACAATAACCGAACAGGAATCGGTATGAAAATGAGTGACATCAAGTTACCTATGATGAAAGCCGACACGAAAGGAACAGCAACGGACGCAAAAACAGACATTTCGGCATCAGCGTTGTATAAATATCTAGGATGGACACAATCAAGAAGAACCGGAACTAACGCAATCGGAGGAGTATTAAAAAATGGAGTTCCTCTACTTATATATCTCGACATATTTAAAAATTTCTTCGCAAACACGCAGGAAAATAAATTTTATATGTTAAAGGGAACAGGAGAAATAAAATTACAATTTGCAAAAACGTATAATAATGAGGATGACGGAATATTCATTATCGGAAAAAATCAAAATAGTATCAATGTAGTACCACAAACTACTATAACAGCATCTGTAGTCTTAACCGATTACAAAGATTTTTGGAACAGTATAAAAGTAAAAGTACTAGAAAGTGACGGAGGACTATATAATAAAACATTAGGCCAATTAACAAAAAACGCAGCAACTCCTGCCATCGTTCTAAACAATATAAGTGCTGATCCATACGCAACATTATTACAAATTTCCACGACAAAAGAAACCATTAAATTTATAAAAACAGAATTAAGACAACACGACTTAAAAGTGCTTGATCAGATTAGAGATGTAGTATTACACAAGAAAGGTAATGAAACACTTACCCTAGCAGGATCAGAATTGAATGAAACGAACAACGGAAGCGCAGAATTAGTAAATTTCTTCAATGATATAATAAATAGTCAAGCAAACAAGCTAGGCGGAATGCTGTTAAAAACATACGACAGCGATATTTTTAATAATTGGATAAAAACAGATTGGATCGACGGAGCAGGAGGCATCACAGAGATAACAAGCATTGACATCACAGCCAATGACGGAAAGTTAACAATGGATGCGCTAAACTTGCAACAAAAAGTCTACAACATGCTGAACAGAATCGCAGTAGCAGGAGGTACATATCGAGATTGGCTGGAAACGGTATACACAGCAGGAAAATATCTTGATAGACCCGAGACACCTGTATTTATCGGAGGTATGACACAATATATCGAATTCGATGAGGTGGTGTCAAAAAGCGCAACAGAAACAGAATACGGTAGTCAACCACTCGGGGACATCGCAGCAATCGGGAGAGGAGGCAAACCACTCAATAACGGACACGTACACTATCAATGCGAAGAGCCAGGGTACATCATGGGGTTGATGGCTATCACACCAATGGTGGACTATTCACAAGGAAATGACTTTGACTTAAATCTACAGACAATCGACGATCTACATAAGCCGGCACTAGACGGAATCGGATACCAAGACTTGATTCAAGAACAAATGGTAGGAATTACATCCAAATATGATGGAGGTGCAAATATATCTAATATAAAACACCTAGCCGCCAACAAAACAGTAGCTTGGATCGATTACATGACTAACTACAACCGTACATTCGGAGATTTTGCGGCCGGAGAAGCATTAGACTTCATGGTGTTAAACAGACGATACGAAGTAGGAAAGGACAACACAATCAAAGACCTGACTACATACATTGATCCACAAAAATACATCGAGATCTTTGCAGATACATCAATCGACAGTCAGAACTTCTGGGTACAAACAGTAGTACAGGCAACGAGACGAGGAAATTATAGTGCTAAACAAATTCCATTCTTATAATTATGAAAACAATTAACAAAATAAGAATAAATAACTTCGAGGGAATGATCGAAATGACAGAAAATGGTGAAACCTTAATCAAAAAAATCCAGAGAATTCTCGACGAAAACGAACCACTAACGGACGGAGCACCCATGATCTATACACCTAAACAAGCCGGAGTAAGAGACGACTGTAACATACGTACGGACAAGTGGGCTTTAGCTATGAACGCAATGGATAAAGTGAACAACTACAAATTAAACGAGTACCTCAAAAAGGGAGAAGCCGAAGCACCAAAGACAGCCGAGGGTCAAACAGAAGGAGGAACAACTGAAACAAACCCGACAAGAGACAACTAATCGGGTACGATTACGAACACTATATGCGAAAAGGGCGGATGTAAATATTTATATCCGCTTTTTAAAGCCAAAAAAGCGCAGTACGCATATAGCATATTATATCAAGTAAATATAGGTAGAGCTTCTTCAAAAGTAAGCTCGAAGAACGTAAAAATTTATTATTATGGGATTAGGAGCAAAACTAGCAGACGCAGCAACCGCAGGTTTAACAGGTGCTGTAACCGGAGGAATAGGGTCAATAATCAGCGGTGGTCTAGGACTACTAGGGGGTCTATTCAAAAAAAACAATAACGGTCTTAAAAACCAACAAAAACTAATGCAACAAGCATGGGAGTATGAAAAGGAAGGAATGGGGATGCAATACAACTACGGACAGCAAGCGGCAGACGCTGAATACAAGCGAAATCTGCAAATGTGGAAAGACACCAACTTTGGAGCACAAAGAGCCGAGATGGAAGACGCAGGGCTAAGTGTAGGACTTATGTATGGAAACGGAGGAGGACAAGCGGCAAGCACGGCCGGAGGAACAGCGACTCAACCAAACGCACCAAAAACCAATCCAGTAGAAGTAGCACTACAACAACAATCACTAGGACTGCAATTGAAGCAAATAGAGGCTCAAAATCGACTCGCAAACGCAGAAGCAACCAAAACCATTGCCGAAGCCAATAAAATCGCAGGAGTAGACACTAAAGGGCAAGACCTGGAGAATAAATGGCAAGAGATTGAAAACAGAATCCAATTAAGCAAAGAAAATATAGCAGCGGCAAACGTAACGGAAGCAAACGCCAATGCACAGAAAGCAGTCGAACTCTGGAATCAAGAGATGCTGAACACAAAGTATCTAAACGAAACTCAAGAGGAAAGAGTGGCAAAACTAGTGTCGGAGATAGCGTTATTACAAAAAGAAGGAGCCGTACAAGACTCGATCGTAGATGTCAACTACAACACCGCAAGAAAGATCCAAAAAGAAGTAGAGAATTTCTACTACGACATGATAACAAAAAGAATGTCTGCTGAAGCAGCGAAAGAACAAGCAGCAGCCATGATAGACAAGATCGCAAAAGACTATGAACTCGGAAAAGGACATCTAGACAACGAAAACCAAAAAAACCTCAGAGAATGGATCTTCGGAGGAATCAATCAGATATCAGAGATAATAAGTTCCCTAAGTAAGTTCAAACAAGCAGAATCTCTACTCAAAAGACTGGAGAAGGTAATTAGAAAACCAAACGAATAATATGTGTTACTTCACCAAAAAAGTACTCAACAAGCGGTTTCTACCTAATCGAAAGAACAGGTGGAATCCGCCTGTGTGCACAGATGAAAGATTCAGATACGTAGAAGTAGAATGCGGACACTGTTTTGAATGCAGGAAGAAAAAAAGAAGAGAATGGCGAATCAGAAACTACGAACAACTAAAAGAAACACCTCATGCAGTGTTTTTTACAGGAACAGTATCTCCACAAAGATATGAATATATTTGCAAAAAATATAATTTTAAAAATGATGGATCACAAGATAACGAGATAATTACAAAAATACACAGATTATTCCTAGAAAGAATCAGAAAACAAACCGGAAAATCAGTAAAACATTGGTGTGTAACTGAAAAAGGACATACCAATACAAGAAGAATACACCTACATGGATTATTTTACGCAAGAGAAGGACAAACAAAATGGCAATTGACAAAACTATTATACGAAAATTGGATAGACGGATACAAATATTACGGAAAATATGTTAACGAAAAAACAATAAACTATGTATCAAAATACATGACAAAAAAGGACGAAGACAATCCCGATTATATATCAATAGTACTATGCAGCAAAGGACTTGGGGCAAACTATGCAAAGGAAAACCAATTAAAACACAGATGGAATAGAGAAAAAACAATTATTACATATAAGGCACATAACGGGCAAGATCTACCATTACCAAGATACTACAAAACAACCATATATACAGATGATCAAAGACAATTACTATGGCTATATGCCGAAGATAAAGGTGTGAAATGGGTAAAAGGATTCGAGGTAATAGGAGCTAACACAGTGAACAAAGATTACTACGAAAGATTACTCAAAGAAAAAAATGAAAATGGAATCGGTTTACACGAGGATAATATCGAGGAAATCGAAAGGAAAAAGGCGATCAATCGGATGGCAAAATTACAAAATCTGACAAACAGAAAGAAAGCACAACGAAGGCAGATCAGAAGAGAAGAGGAGAATATCATGTATCAATACTTATCAGCAGAGTATTGTCCTTTCTAGTTATCGTTTCACGATAACATCTGGTCCGTAACGAACGGACTGCACTATGCAGCAGGCTTTATTTTAATTTTACAGGGAGGAAAAGGTAGAGAAAGACAGAAGGACAGCTACCTACAATACCTAGTTAAGGACAGGCGTGTACCCGACCAAAAGGTCGTGGTATGCGCCTTTGGCGATATCAAGGTGCTAACGCTCTAGGGGTATGCCCCTAGAACCCCTTATTTGTCGCTCGCGCTATGGGAAAGTTAAAGAAAGTTATAAGAATAGGAGAAAATTTGGAAAATCAGAAAAAACAATAAACCTTTGCAGTGTCAAAAAAAACAAGAGTATTAACCGTTCCATATGGAACATAAAAACA